ATTGCTGTTAAGATAATGAATAGCAACCAAACAATCGTCTTATTCATTTTCTCTAGCGCAATGATTGATGCTAAAGAGGCTGCTGCTCCTATTTCAAAGGCAATTGCCAAGCTAACGGCCAACCAGGTCGGGTTGGACATCTTAAAGAAATCTATTACGTGAATCGTCGAGATAATCGAAACTAGAAAATAGAGAGTAACAAAGGTTCCGATAATAAAGACGTTCACCGCTTTGTTGCGGTCAAGGGTCATTTAGTCTCTATCTTATTTTTGATATCAGATAGACTTGTTTTACCCTTATCGACGTCCTCTTCGTAAATCAAAAACTCAAACATCGTCTGCTGACTGATGTGTTTAACTTGCTCAGCAGTTACTGGGCCAGCTTTAACTAATGAATCAACTGTTGCAGTTGATAATTTGGCTTGCTTATAAGCATTGTCCGCTTTTCTAGATACACTGCACTGTTGAACAAACAGGATAAAAAGAAAACCTAGTACAATCTGCTTAAAATATTTTTCAATGAATTGCATCACTTAAAAATTTTTAGTTATTTATCTGCTGGTACCACATCCAGATAGACTTGGCAGCAGTTACTCCAATTTGATAGTTCACCGCGATTGTTACCAGCAATGAAATCCACAAAACGGTCTTGAACCAGGTTGAAATTTTTGACTCCCAGCGGTACTTGATCCACACTAAATACGCATAATATTCAGCAGTTTTGATTCGACGATAATCAGCTTCAATTATCTCAAGAAGGCCGTCTTTCATAAAGACTTGATTTCGTTCAGCAATCGCTTCAGTAACTCGGCTTCGTTCTAACAGCTCAACGTCTGACCCTGCGAGTAGAGTTTCTGGCAATAGATTTATGACAAAATAGACTCGTTTGAGAGTATCGGCTCGCATGCCCTTTTCTTTAAGGGAGCCATCTGCTGTTAATTTAGTAATAGTCTTGCGATAGAAACGATAGTTTATTACGTCTTTATAGCATTGACTTACATTTTTCCAAAATGAAACTGGATTTAAGAAATCTAATATCGAATTCAGCATTATTATAGAAATTCTTTTAGTCTGTCCTTGAATTCTGGATTCTTTTCTAGGACTTGATCTCTAAGCATTTTTCTGGCCTTACGAATTTTAGTCTTGACCGTGTTCAGATTCATATCGTATTTTTCAGCCAAATCATTACCCTTCATGTGATTGAGTTCTTTGTCAATTAGGATTGACTTTTCAATACAGTCAGGTAGAGTGGTCATCATACGTAGAGTCTCAACATAGAGAGATTCAATGTAAGTTTCCTTTTCTAGGACAAAGCCTGAGTCGTCCGGTCGATCTACTTTGTTTTCAACGTCATCCAATCTGACTGCAAATTGAGTTCTCATTTTGTGCTGATGCAACAGGGACTCGTTCTTGGCAATCGTATAGATCCACGTAGTAAATCTAAATTTATCACTGTATGATTCAATGCTCTTGAATATTTTGTACAGTGTGTTGTGCAGAACCTCTTCAGTAGGTTCAGTATCGTTAAAGAACTTCCAAATAAAGTACTTTAACTTCGGGTACATGATTGACGCTAGTCTATTTCTATCTCTCTCGGAGTAATCGCCGCTTTTGATTTTCTCAGCAAGCGACTGCATCTCATCATTTAATTGGCGGTTTAATTGGTCGTAAGTGCTCATTTAGTTAATTTACCTAAGAAATGTATGATTTGGATTCTCATTTTTCCATTGTTCATATCTTTCGGTGATTTCAACTAAAATTTTATTTCGAACAATATCGGAATCCTTAAATTGGTGAACTCCAACGCCTTTTACTCCGGAAACAAGTTTGATAAAATCAGGTAAAGCTACCTTATTTTTTGAAATATCATATTGGCTGACATCGCCACAAATGAGAACTTTAGAGTCCTTACCCAGTCTAGTCAAAAAGAGCATCAGTTGCTTAAAATCAGCATTCTGAGCCTCGTCTAAAATCATAAAGGCATTATCAAAAGTTGCACCTCTCATGTACGCTAATGGTCTAAATTCTATGATACCGGTTCCTTCTAACCAGTCAACGACGTTTTCGTCATGTAATAATTTTACCATATTCGAGCGATAACTTTCCATAAATGGATCAATTTTATCCTTAATTTCTCCAGGTAAAAAACCGAGCTTTTCGCCAGATTCTTGGATAGGCTTGGACAGGATAATTTTTGAGATTGATCCGCTCAAATACAGTCGTAGAGCCGCATAACACGCGGTGAATGTTTTACTGGTGCCAGCTGGGCCAAAACAAAAGGCAATTTCACTATTTAGAATTGTGTCAAAATATTGCTTTTGGCTCTCATTTAGAACGACCTGTCTCAGGTCAGATTGTGATAGTTCTAGCGTTTTTGAATTACGTCTTGGCTGTTGTTTCTTTGGTCTAGTCGGCATCGATATTTAAGTCGTTATTTTTTAGGTAATCTGAGAGAGTTTTGCACTTCGCGCACTTCTCATAATTTTCAAGGCTCTCAAAAAAGTCTTGAGCCTTTTTCAAGGTGAATGGCCAGTCGGCCCGTTCTACGACGACGTCTAACTTATCGCCAAGAACGACTATGTCTTTTATAAAAAGCCTAGCGGATTTTTGCTCAATAGCAGTTTCAATACCAAGTATTAGAGTATTAAAAATTCTGATTTTATCGTCAACTAAATCAAACTTCATTCGCGGTTTATGAATTTCCGTAAAAATATCCCAACATTCTCTTATACTCAGAAACTGAATCTGGATCTAATGCAGTTTTAACTTTAGGCTGCCCAACCGATGGTGTGGAGTTTAGTGCTCTCAGCTCGCCAAAATCAAAGCCTGTATCCAACGTCAAATATGCTTGATCTAGTATTTTTTCGTGAACTTCTTTCAAAAAAGCCGGATCTACTCTCTCCAATTCTTCGTTTGCAATTTCCCAAAAGTTAGGTGATTCAAAGAAGGCTGAGGTGTTTACGCAAGTTATTGCCAAATCGTCATTACCACTCTGGCTGCGATAGGTACCGTTAGTCGATTTACCAAAGGATCCTAGCTCATGGACCGTTCGAAATTCATTCGGTAGAATTCGGTTTGTGCCAGAAATGTATTTGTAGCGCTCACAATACTTTGATTTGTTAGTTATAGTTAGCTTTAGTCCAGGTTTAAAACCTTTCATTGCTTCAGTATGCTTAGAATGAATTAACTGACCAGGCCAATATTGCTCAGTATTTGTGATTCGATCTAATACATATTCGCCTTTGTGGTTTAACTCAATCAAGAGTCTAACTTTATCTGGATTAAACACCGAATACGTTAATTTTTCAAGTGAATTACAGAACTCATTAATGTCCTTAGTATTGGTTCGAAGAGCCGCTACTTGAATGAGGCCAAATATGTCGGTTTCATCTTTCACAAAGTCCTTCACTCCAATTAACATTTTAATCGGTAATGTGGTGAATTTAAAGACATTTATTACTGAATAGTCTTTACCCACGCCGTCTGCTGTATCGACTGAAAAGATATAATAATTACCATCATTTCTAATATCATCTGGTGTGAGCTTTGCAAAGTTAGGATGTGCCATAAACTCATCAAACAACTCATTAACTGAGGGATCCTGGCACCATTCAGGTTGAACATATTGGGTCCTTAGATTGAATATCTTTTTAAGATCCTTTGATGATAGCAATAACTTATCAGAAGAGAAGAATTGTAGACCATATTCCTGGTTAAAGTCTTCCTCTGAACCCAAGTTTGCAATTGTCATCTTCTTCCATTCATCATCTCTACCAGGCACTTGCCACCAGTCCACACGTAATGGCACATAAGCATTTTTGCCCTCAACTGCATCCATGTAAATTTCATAGAAACGGTTCATTCCATTTGGAGTTGAGGTTATGATGACCTTTGAATTTGACATTGATGAAATAGTCGGATAGATCGCTCGATAAAAGAAATCTAAATATGCTGGATTGATGTGAGCAAACTCGTCAATATAGAGCAGGTGAATTGTAAAACCAATACCTGTATTTTTGGTGGTAGTTCTACCAATCAAACGGCAGCCATTATCGAACTTCATTGATAAGACGTTATTTGATACACAGCCTGGCTTGAGGAAGAATGGCAAGTTTTCAAAAATTGATTTGATCTTATCGACAACCTCTTTTGTTGTTGATGCAACGTTAGCAACTGCCAACACGTTTTTATCTGCATGGAAAGTTAGGAACCAGGCAATGAATACACCAGAC